TCAACATGGGGTATTTTCACATGGGTGTCGGCTCAGGTTGACCCTATAGAAACAAGTTTTTTCGATATTCAAGTTACTTATATTGCAGGTAATGGAGGCTTCGAAAATGATCAAGATTATTTTATATCTTTGTTGGACTATGGAACTAATGTTCCTGGCGATAAAAATCACGTTGCAACTTTAACGCCTGCAGCGTCAACTTTTAACGTAAATCACGGTCTTAATAAATTTTCTTCTGTCACAATAGTTGACCCAAATGAAGAGATAGTTGAGGCTCACGTAGATTACACTAGCGCTAACTCTGTAACCATAACGTTTTCAGAAGTAGTAAACAATTATAAGGCGTTTTTTAATTAATAAAAGAAAAAAAATATTATGGCAGAAATTAATTATTATGCAGATATTGACTTAAATAATGGTCAGGTAAAGAATTTTAAAGTAGACAACTCTACTTCTTTTCCGAGTATAGCTGGTGTAGGTCAACTACGATACGATACAGGTAACTCAGTATTAAAGTATCACACAGGTGGTGGAACATGGGTAACTATTGGAACAAGTACAGGTGGAGTAACAACTTTTACAAATACAAACGGTGGAACATTCGTAGCTTACGGAACTGCAAACTCCGCAGCTTCAGGAGCTATAAATATTGGAGATGTAGACTTAACAGCAGGTGGTACTCCAAGTGCAACTACATTCCTTAGAGGTGATAACGTGTGGGCAACACCAGCGGGTGCGTATACGTCTTGGACGTTAGCAGGTGACTCTGGTTCGAGTCAGGCAATCGCAGATGGTAATACAGCTACTTTTGCTGGAGGAACAGGTATATCAACCGCAGCTTCAGCAACCGACACGTTAACAATTACTAACTCACTTCCTTTTAACAGTATTACGTTAGCTGCAACTTCAGGAAGTAGTTCTACAATTTCAAACAACGGAACAATTACTATAGCCGCAGGTTCTAATATTTCAACTACTGGAAACGGTAGCGGAACTGTAACTATAGCGTATACAGGAGGAACAGGAAGCATGTCTTCTTGGACTCTATCAGGAGATAGCGGTTCTTCACAAAGTATAACAGACGGTAACACAGTTGATATTGCAGGAGGTACTGGGGTAAATACAGTTGCTTCAGCTACAGACACACTTACTGTTAATATTGATATGGTTGGAACTGACAACTATATAGAAGTAAATTCAGCGGATTCAATAGCTGCTGGTGACTTCTTAGCGTTTAGTGATATCAGTGACTCTAACACAGTAAAGAAAATTACATATACTAATTTATTTGCTGGTTACATGCAAGGCTTCTTTATAGATGCTGACACAAACGGTGGTGCGGTAACAGCAACTAACAACTATATGGATATTGCAGGAGGTACTGCAATCAGCACTGCTTGGACAGGTGTAGGTTCAAACCCTCAAATCCAAACAGTAACTGTAAACCACAATAATTTTGGTACTGCAGGTACTTACGCTTATCCTTCAGCAATTCAGACAAATGCTCAAGGTCACGTTATTTCTGTAACTGCAGGTTCAGCTCCTGGTACAATGTCAAGCTGGACATTGGCTGGAGATAGTGGGTCTCAATCAATAACAAACGGTAACACTGCTACATTTATTGGCGGTACAGGTATTACAACAGCTGCATCTGCAACTGATGATTTAACAATTACCAACTCATTACCATTTAACAGTATAACTTTAGCTGCATCATCTGGTTCGAACTCAACAATTGCCAATTCAGGAACTATAACTATAGCTGCTGGTTCAAACATATCTACTACAAACAATGGTAGTGGAACTGTTACAATTGCTTACACTGGTGGAACAGGTACTATGTCATCATTTACGTTAGCTGCGGACTCAGGTTCTTCGCAAACTATTAGTAATGGAAATACAATGACAATAGCTGGATCAGGCTCGGGAGTCAACGCAGGTATTGATACAGTAGCGAGTGCGACAGACACCGTAACAGTATTACTTGATTTAAATGAACTTACTACAGCTACCTCTATTAGTAAAGATGCAGACTTCTTAGTAGGTGTTGATGGAGGTACGAGTGGAAATGAAAAAATATTATATAAAGACGTACATCTTAACGACTGGGGTGATGCAGAAGCAGATATAGACTTCGGTGGTAATAAATTATTAGATGTAGCTACGGGTACTGCAGGAACAGACGGTGTAAACTTAGCACAAGTTCAAGCATTAGTTGCAGGTACAGGAATATTCCAAGGAGGATATGACGCAATAAACAACACGCCAGCATTAACTGGAGCTAGTAACGTTGCGATGGATACAGGAGATTTTTATGCTGTAACAGATTCTAACAACACTTCGTTCTTAGGAACAGTTGTCGAAGTTGGAGATTTAATATTTGCTAACAATACAATTGCAGCAAACTCATCTCCATCAGCTTCAGATTATACAATAGTACAATCAGGACAAAGTATTGCAGAAGCAGGAGCTACTGACGGTGCAACAACAAAAGGTATTACAGGATTTGACAGTGCTAACTTCCAAGTTACTGGTAACGGTTGGACACAATTAAAGAACACAGGTGTTAGTGCTGGTTCTTATGGTGGAGCAACTAAATCTTTATCAGCAACAGTTACTGCAAAAGGTTTATTAACTTCGTTAAGTGAGCAAGCAATTTCGATTCCTTCGAGTCAGGTTCAAAACTTCTGTACAGATGTTGAAACTTGTGTAAACTCAGCGTTCTTCTATCAAGTTACTTTTGGTAATGCATCGGATACTGATTATGCTATATCTCATGGATTTAACACAAAAGATGTTATGTGTCAAATATATGATGTTGCTTCTGGAGACACTATTTATGCAGAAGTAGAAAGAACATCAACCTCAGTTGTTACAGTAAGATCAAACTCTGCGCCTGGAACAAACGCATGGAGAATTTTAGTAACTAATGTTTCTGGATAAGAAATATTAAATTATATTTGTAACATATGGCAACTACCAATTATTATAATGATTTAGTTGTTACAGGAGGAGCGACATTTTCGAACACTGTAACATTGTCTAATGGTAGTCTCATACTAAGCGGAACAGGTAGAATTCAAGGTGTTGATACAGTTTCAGCTAACACAGATGCTGCAAATAAATTATATGTTGATAATGCAATTTCTGGAGTTCCTCAAGGTACTGTAACAGGTACAGGTACAACTAACGATATAGTTAAATTTACTAATGGAGGTAGTGGTGTTATAGGTGATTCTTCTATTGCAGATAACGGAACTACAGTTTCTACTCCAAGCTATTTAAATCTTTCTAAAGATGTTTCTACAGCTTCTTTCCCAACCGCTGCTTCTGACTATGTTTTACAATTTGATTTAGCTAGTACAGCTGAATATAATGGAGGAATATCTTGGAGTGATGGTGCAGACACTAAAGCAAGTATAGGGGTTTTAGACACAACAGGAAGTGGTGCAGTGCTGTGGCTTGGAACACAAGGAACATCAGGAAATGTGCAACTAAGAATGGCTATTTTAAGCACGGGAGATGCGCAGTTCTATGAATCCGTAGATATAAACCAACAATTGACAGTTGATGGGGTTTGTGATTTAAACAACATTCCTGAAATATTATCTGACACAGATAAGTTTTTAATGTCTGATGGAGGAAGAGTTAAATATGTTACAGGAGCTAATCTTAGAAGTTATATTGGCGCAGGAACTGGTAGTGGTAGTGTAACATCTGTAACTGGGACTGGTAATGTAAACGGAATTACATTAAGCGACTCTGGTACTAATGCAGTTACACTTACATTAGGAGGAACTTTATCTATAAGTAATGATGATTGGTCAGGAGCTGACTTAGCTATTGTTAATGGTGGAACGGGTGCATCAAACGCTGCTGATGCAAGAAGTAATTTAGGTGTAATAAATGACACAGGAACACCAGCTATTTTATCTGATGGAACAAGTCCTACACTAAACACAGGAATTACAGCAGCTGAAGTAAGAACATTAATTGGCGCTGGCACAGGAAGTGGCTCAATGACATCTTGGACTATTGCTGGAGATTCTGGCTCAAGTGCAGTCTCAAATGGAGATACAGTTACAATAGCAGGGGGAACAAATATAACAACTGCAGAAAGTGGCGGCACTGTTACAATTACTAATGGCATAACAAATAATAACCAGTTAACTAATGGAGCTGGTTATACAACAAACACTGGTACAGTAACAGGTACAGGATCATCAGGCAGAGTTGCTTATTGGAATGCAGCAAGCTCAATAACATCTGACAGTGATTTAACTTTTGACGGATCTAACTTAACTGTTGGCGGTAAAGTTATTACTACTGAAATAGAAGGTGCGGGTATAACTTTAGATTCATCTGGAGATATAACTTTAGACGCTGCAGGTAATGATATAAGGTTCTATAAGTCAGGTGTTGAGTATGGTAAGTTTAAAAATGATAGTGGTGATTTTTCTATTTATTCATCAATACAAGATGAAGACATAGTATTTAAAGGTAATGATGGCGGCTCTACTATTACTTCTTTAACCTTAGACATGTCAAATGCTGGAGCAGCTACTTTTGCTGACAGCATTTCAGTTCAAGGTGACGCAATTAATTTATCAACTGATACGCTTATTGAGTATGGGTTAAGCTCTGGTATAGATTACAATATTGGTGCGCCAGTCTCAGGAACAAATGCAAGGGGAGAAAGAATCTCAATGTATACCACTACAGGTATGACAGCAGGCGATTTATATGTTACAAGTGATTTTGCAGCCGCTTGGACTCCTGCTAATAATACAGATGATGACACTAAAAACATGATAGTTGTAGCTATCGGTGCTTCAAGTTCAACAGACCAGGTTTTATTAAGGGGTATATTTAGAAAAGCATCTCATGGATTTACAACAGGACAACCATTGTATGTGGGTTCAACTGATGGTCAATTTACAGCCACTTGCCCAACAGCTTCAGGAAGCTTTGCTAGAGTTGTAGGATATGCTGTAAACTCAAATGAAATATATTTTTGTCCAGACAATACTTGGGTAGAAATTAGTTAATTCTTATGGCTTATAAAGATAAAAATTTAGTATTTACAGCCGACTCTATTTACTTTGATTATGATGGTGAAAAGGAGTTTGTAATGATGGAATGGGAAAGACCTTTAATGGAAAAACACGCCAACTATGTTTGTGAAAATGGAGGAGATATTTTAGAGATAGGTTTTGGTATGGGAATAAGCGCTGATTATATACAAGCAAATAACATAAACTCTCACACTATTGTAGAAATTCATCCTGATATTTTAAACAAAGCTTATGAATGGGCTGAAGGAAAATCAAACATTAATATAATAGCTGGGGACTGGTATAATTCTTTAGATGTATTGTCAACTTATGACGGTATTTTTTTAGACACTTTTGGTGATGATAATATTGATAAATTTAACAACCACATAAACTCTTTAGCTAAATCAGGATGTAAAATTAGTTGGTGGAATAATTCCAGAAAACCTAATAATAATACTTTAAATATAGAGGGGGTTACATATGAAGAGGTAAATGTAACACCTCCGTTAAATGGATATTTTGACCAATCAGTTTATTATTTACCTAAAAAACAAATATAAATGGCTACTACTACTATATATGCAAGCTCAAACACTAACGGTAGAGGAATCGTAGCTGTTGCTAATAGTGATTGGGATGATGCGATAAACGCAACCTCGGGAAGTGTTCAGTCATCTACATCAAATAATTTTGCTATTAGAGCTGGAGCTGTAACAGGAAGGGGTGGAACAGACTATAGGGTTTGGCGTTCTTTTGCTTATTTTGATTTATCTTCAATCACAACAACAATTACTGCTGCAACTGTAAAAGTACAAGGATCAGGAAGTATTAACAATGGAGGTACTGCGAAAATGTATGCAAGTACAGCATTTGGAAACAATGGTACTGCTTTAGCTGGTTCAGATTTTGATAACGTATCAAGCACCTTATATTCAGCTACTTCTTTTAATGAAATAACTTGGAATAAAAGCGGGCAAAATTCATTTGTAGTAAACGCAACAGGTATTTCTGCTATGAACACAAACGGTATACTAAACGTTTGTTTTCGAAATGACATGGATGTAGACGAAGAAGAGCCAGAGTCTGATCATTATTTAGGAATTAATTTTGGTACAAGTACTCAGAGTTTTAGAATACAAGTTGTTATTACTCATAATGATCCAGGATATGGGAATAAGGTTATCGATGTAGCCGCTTCTTCAATAGGCGAAATAAACGAAGTGCCGACAGCTAATATTGAGAAAGTAATAGACGCATAGCAATTCAAAAAAAATAACTATCTTTGTTTACTAATTAATAAAATATAATATAATGAAAAAATTAACACAAGAAGAGTTAACATCAGTAACTGAAATCCACAACCAGTACACAAAAGCTAAAATAGACTTAGGTGACCACGTTTTACAAAGAAGAGCTTTGTTACAAAACATAGACAGATTAAAAGAAGAGTTTGCAAAAGTTGAAGCTGGTTTAATTGAAAAGTACGGTAAAGATTCAATGATTGATTTAGCATCTGGAGACGTAAAATCCGCAGAAGAAGTAGCGGCTGAAAAAGAAAAAGTTGAAAACCTAACAAAAGCGTAATGTCAAAAATAAGTAATCAATCAGCATATCCTGCCTTAAATAATCCTCATTTAGATGACTATTTAGTTATCACGGATTTTGATAATAAATTAAAAACTAAAACCGTTAGTTTAAATACAATAAAAAATTTATTTCAGGTAAGCTATAATGATATTACTATTGAAATTAGTGCGGCAGAATTAAAAGCATTATTAGGTACTCCTAAAGAATTAATCCCAGCGCCAGGCGCAGGAAAAGTTTTAGAAGTGTTTAGTGTGTTTGTTTATATGGATGTAGGGCTTACAGCTTTTGATTTTGGAGACCCAGTGCAAGTAAAGCAAGGAGTGTCGGTATGGGCTGATGTGCCTACTTCTGTAATGAATTCAGTTACGGACTCAGCTGCTCATTTTTCTAAAACTTCACTTAACTGTCCTATCAACACATCTATTGTTTTTCAAGCACAAAGCTCTAATGCTACAGTAGGTAACGGTATTTGTAAAATTAATATACGTTACAGAACAATAGACCTTCAATCATTCTAACATGGTTATAAGAAAAATTTCTATAGGCGCTGATTATAAGTCAGGAGCAATGCACTATATAGTTGGCCAAGAAGTTTTGGGAGGAAGCTATAAAATTCACTTAATACAGCATGATGAAAAAGCTAAGTCATATCAAATATGGGTAGACAAAAAATCAGAGATTTTGCTGTGGAAAGAATTTAAAACAACACTGCCTATTTCGCTTGAGTATAATATAAACTTTTAATGAAATCTCCACATTCTTTTATTGTAAGACCTATTGGAAATAGAAGATACGATAATATAAAAAAGATTGGTAGTATAGATTTTATTACCAGCACATCTGAGGAAGACCATACAGTTTCAAACAGATATGCAGAGGTTGTAGAAACTCCTATTAATTACACAGGGGAAGTAAAAAAAGGAGACACTCTTTTAGTACACCATAATGTTTTTAAATTTTATAATGACATGTATGGTAAAAGAAAAAGCGGTAAAAGTTTTTTTAAAGAAGATTTATTCTTTATTGATCCTGATCAGTTTTTTTTATTTAAAAGAGGTGATAAGTGGCATGGGTATGATAAATATTGTTTTGTAAAACCTGGCAAGGTAAGAGATAGTTTTTTGAAAAAATCAGGAACTGTTGAGCCTTTAATTGGAACTTTAATTTACTCTAATGCTCAACTTAAAAAGAAAGGTCTCAAAGAAGGAGATGTTGTTTCTTATCAACCAGATTCTGAATATGCATTTAAGGTAGATGGAGAGACTTTGTACAGGATGTTTACAAACAATATAACTCTTAAATTAAATGGATAGCAAAAGTATAAAACTACAAATTATAAACGCAGGGGAACAAGCTGTAAATCAGCTTATTAAAGTTGCAAAAGAAGATATAATTAAATATGACAAAGATGACGAGTTGGCAGCTGACAGATTAAAAAATGCAGCAGCTACTAAAAAACTAGCTATATTTGATGCTTTTGAAATTTTACAAAGAATTGAAGAAGAAAGAGATATTTTGAATGGAGTAGAAAAAACAACAACTAACACCCCTAAAGGATTTGCAGAATCAAGATCAAAATAAACTATATCGAATTGTAAACAAGAAAGTTCCTAAATCTGTTATAGCTACAAAAAACAGAGCAAGAAGCTGGCAGTATGGGTATAATGAAAAATACGATATAGTTGTAATTTCTAAAGACGGAACAATAGGGGATATTTACAATATTAATAATTTACTTATTGCTTTACCCTCCACTCCTAAACTAAATTCTGAGTTAAAAAAACAAGACCAATACTGGAAGTCTTTTGACATCCCAAAAGAAATTAAAAAACTTCAAACTATATTTCACTGGCATCAAACCCCTCCTCACTTTAAATCTAAATGGGTTGATTTTATAGAAAAAGAATTTGATAAAAGAGAGCAAGGACACTGGTTTTTGAATAACGGAACACCTACATATATTACAGGAACACATTATATGTATTTACAGTGGACAAAAATAGACGTAGGTCATCCAGATTTTAGAGAAGCAAATAGGATATTTTATATATTTTGGGAAGCATGTAAGGCTGACTCCAGAAGCTTTGGTATGTGTTATTTAAAAATAAGACGTTCTGGGTTTTCTTTTATGAGTTCATGTGAAGGGGTAAATCAAGCTACTATTACTAAAGATGCACGTATAGGTATACTTTCTAAAACAGGTGCTGATGCAAAAAAAATGTTTACCGATAAAGTTGTACCAATATCTAACAACTACCCTTTCTTTTTTAAACCTATACAAGATGGTATGGATAAACCTAAAACCGAACTAGCATACCGTGTTCCCGCATCTAAGATTACTAAAAAAAATATGTATGAAACTAATGATGAAGAATTAGAAGGATTAGATACTACTATAGACTGGAAGAACACTTCTGACAACTCTTATGACGGTGAGAAACTTCAATACTTATTACATGATGAAAGTGGTAAATGGGAAAGACCAGAAAACATTTTAAATAACTGGCGTGTAACTAAAACGTGTTTACGTTTAGGAAGTAAGATAATAGGAAAATGCATGATGGGTTCTACTTCAAACGCTTTAGACAAAGGAGGAGCAAACTTTAAAAAACTTTATGAAGACTCTGATTGTTTAAAAAGAAACGCAAACGGACAAACTAAATCTGGACTATATAATTTATTTATACCAATGGAGTGGAACTTTGAAGGGTATATAGATAAATATGGAATGCCTGTATTACATACACCTAAACAACCAGTTGAAGGAATAGATGGTGAGCCTATAAAACTTGGAGCAATAGATTATTGGAAAAATGAAGTAGAGTCTTTATCACAAGATGCTGATGCTTTAAACGAATTTTACAGACAGTTTCCTAGAACAGAATCACATGCATTTAGAGATGAAAGCAAACAATCTTTGTTTAATTTAACTAAAATTTACCAGCAAATAGATTATAACGATTCATTAATAAAAGAACATTTTATAACTCAAGGATCATTTCACTGGCGTGATGGAGTTAAAGATTCTACAGTTGTGTGGAGTCCGAATAGAAATGGAAGATTTTTTGTAACTTGGCTACCAAGAAAAGATTTACAAAACAGAATAATAACTAGAAACGGAAGAAAGTATCCTGGAAACGAACATCTTGGTTCTTTTGGATGTGACTCGTATGATATTTCTGGTGTTGTTGTAGGAAAAGGTTCTAACGGATCTTTACACGGAATGACTAAATTTAGTATGGAAGAAACACCTAACAATCATTTCTTTTTAGAATATATAGCTCGACCACAAACTGCTGAAATATTTTTTGAAGAAGTTTTAATGGCTTGTGTGTTTTATGGTATGCCAATATTGGCTGAGAACAATAAACCTCGTTTATTATATCATTTTAAAAATCGTGGCTATAGAGGATTTTGTATGAATAGAGTAGATAAAAGATTAAATAAGTTATCAAAAACTGAGCGTGAGTTAGGAGGTATACCTAATTCTTCTGAAGATGTAAAACAATCACATGCTTCAGCGATAGAGTCGTATATAGAAAAACATATAGGCCTTGATTTAACAGGTGAATATAGAGATAAAGAAGATATGGGTGAAATGTATTTTCAACGTACATTAGAAGATTGGGCTAAATTTGACATAAGCAATAGAACTAAATTTGATGCGTCCATCAGCTCTGGTTTAGCTATAATGGCTAATCAGAAGCACTTATATACACCGACTAAAGAAAAATCAAAAATAAGCGTTAACTTTGCACGATACAACAACTCAAGCTCTTACAGTCAATTAATAAAGTAAATGAAAGAAGTTAAAATAAATATTAAGTCCGCTGTATTTCCAGATCAATTCGCTTCAGATGCGCAGAAAAAAACAGAAGAATTTGGATTACAGGTAGGACAAGCTATACAATACGAGTGGTTTAGAAAAGATGGTGGGAGCTGTAGGTTTTATGACCAAT